TCAGCTATTGTTATTGTTGTTTTGTTCTGTTCACTATTGTAGGATGAAGACACTACTTCTGAGTATTGTGTGCTTCCTGTTAAATTGATTTTTAACCTTCTTGTTGCAGCGTAGATATCTGTCTGGTCTCCATTTACCTGAAATGTAGTTGCATCCACATAGGTGAAGGTCAAAGAAGGCAGTATCCACTGGCTTTGATATGCCGAAACATTTGATTTTAAAGTGCCATCTTCATTCAATGCTACATCAAGTCTTTGGTCAAGAGATGGCTTTGTTCCTCTTGCATTGATAAGTTCAAGCCCTATTTGAGTAAACTCGCCTTCTTCAAGCCAACCATTCTCCCCTATTGATGTATTGCCCGTATAAATATACAGTTTAGGAACTCCACGAGAATCTAATCTGTCTGTTCTTAAACACGGTTGCCCCTCTATTGGATTAAGTGGGAAAGATGTTCCAGAGAAAGCACTTCGTAAAGCCTCAACAAGATTGTTTATTTTGCCGTATAACTGCCCAAATGTTGTTACTCCACTTTGTAACAACTGATAATCTTGTGCCACTTACACCACCTCCTATTAATATTAATACCCATGCACTGCTATATCAACAGTGCCTGATACTTTTTGATTGCTTGTATTTAACAAATCTATATGAAATCCTGTTGTAGATTTATTAGAAATCACTGGCACTTTATTTACAGTGTCTGATAACAATGTAGCAGTTACATTAGGCACTGTGTAAAAAACCACATCATAATCGGCAAAGTTTACATCTGCACCGCTTGAAGATACAGAAAAGTTGGTAATTTTAAGCTCCACATCTGGAACATCAAATAGTAAAAGCAGGTTTTGCAACTTAAACACAGTAGTTGTTGAAAAAACTATTGCATATACCTTGAACTTTACATATCTAAATTCTTCCTGAACAGTTCCATGATAAGGCTTCCAGTTTGAATATGTTAAGCCATCAGAGCTTATTGAGTAGTAAAAATTAACAATAAATGGAGCTGTTATACTCTGGTCTGTATCATTTGGATAAGATAAATCTGTTCTATCAGGATAGGATAAATCTGTTATATAATTATCAATATTGCTGATTGCCTCCTGTATTCTTATATAAGTTTCTGTATTTTTATATGTGTCAATTGCATTTGTTACATACTCTGCTTCCAGAGTAATAGAGCCATCATAATTTGTAATATCACTTGTCTGGTCTGTCCATGCTGAAACATCTGTATCAGTCAAAGCATGAGGCATCATCAAGGAATGATAGGATGGGATATAAACAAAATTAGTTTTTATTCCATCTGCAGGATTTTCTTTCGTCATCTCATCCTGAGAAAGTATGACATTCAATTTCTCATCTATGCCTTTCAGAGTTATATCAAAAGATGCAGGATTAAGACTGTAATTACCAGAGTCATCAATTGCTTTTATCAAAAACCTATAAGTTCCGTTTAACTCTGCCTGCCAGCTGTAAGTATTTTGAGAAATAGCAGTTGCTATCACTCTTGCTGAATCCCAGTCAGTTCCAAGCCTGATTTCATATCCATAAAGGTCAGCATCTTCTATATGATTCCATCTGAAATTAACAAACTGTCCATTTTGCCATGCTTTAAATTCAGTAACATCAGATGGAGGTGCAGCCTTTCCTAAAACATATATTGATGCTGTAGGGGCTTCTGAAAGAGGTTGCCTATTTCCGAATTTATTTACAGTAACAACAGCAACTGTATAAAGTTTATTTACCTCAACATTTGTAATTCTGAAAGTATCACTGTAAGAGTTTCCTGCAAATATAAAGCTACCACCACTGCTATACCAGACCTCACAGTAAGCATACAATCCTGAATCTGGTTTTGTGAAATAAACATCAATTACATTCATTAAAGAGCCATCAGAATTTCTAATCGGAAGCTCTTTTAAGCTTAAGTTTGTAACAGATGGATATATTTCAGATGCTGAATAATCATAAGTGGGTAAAATAGGTTGCATTGTATCAACACTGTAAATGTTTTCATTGTATTCAACAGCAGTTATTGTCGCTTTTTGTTCATGTGTTCTTGATATGGTTGTGATTCTAAAAGGCTTTGCTACTTTAGAGACTTCACCAAAAGTATAAACATCAAACTGCTGTGGAATTTCTGTAAAAGCAGTTAAAACAGTAAAGGTATCATATTCTCCGTTCTGTTCAGGATTAACTATACTTCTTTCAACAATCGTATCATTGGCAAGTCTTATTAAAATTTTGTATGATTTTGAAATATCAATATAAATTTTCCTGTCAACTGTAACTGTTGTTGTAGTTGCAGATACTATTCTTCCTCCATATCCCCACTGTGGCACATCATGTTGAACATACACAACATCTCCAATTGTGCAGGCAATACTGTCTATGTCTGCTTCAAACTCTATTGTTCTTGTAAGATACTGATTATAAAGAAGTCTATACATACCTGCACGCCATGCTTCAGATGGCTTTGTGATGCCTCTCAGCTGTATGCTTGATTTTACTGCTTCAGTTGTCTCTGCAACTCTGACAATAGAAAATCTATCTCTTTCATAGTTGTTTTCCGCATTAATAAAATCTATCTCTATCTCTGTTGCTCTATCATTTAAGGAAACAAATGTTTCTTTGAAGCTGTCTATTCCAATATTTCCAACAGAAAACAGCTGAACTGGAGTTGATGGTTTATCAATAGCAACAGTGATATGTGTCCCATTCCATACAAGCATTGCACGCCCAACTTGGCAAACTTCCATGATAGCTTCCCACATGCTTGTTTCACTATCAAAAATACCATTGAATGTTATCCTTTTTTCGTATCCACCTCTACCATCAGGAACAAGCTCATCACAGAAATCAGCCCATTCTTTGAATTTCACCAAATCAAGTCTTGATGGGTCTATGCCATCATATCTGACTACATTTAAGTTATTATCAAACACTGGTTGCGTGAGAATATCATAAGCTACCCATGCAGGATTGTTATTAAACTCAACCATCCAGCCTGTGCCATCCCATACACGGATAAGAGAGCCATCGCACATACAGCTAAATCTGATAGAACCACTAATCTGGTCTGAAGCAAGAGCCTTGATTCCAACAAGTGCATGTCTTGGATATTCAAAATCATCAAGATAAACTTCACGCACTGCAGTTAAAAACATTTCATCGCCATATCTGACGCTGTTTCTATCAGCTGTTAGCTTTGTTACTCTGATTTCATACTTGCCCTGTCTGGGAACATCATATTTAAATGTTCTTCTTATCTGTTTATTTTTTGCCTCAGTTATTGTTGTCTCTGCCACAGTTGCCCAGTCTGAACTGCCAAAAGGTCTTGCTTCTATTCTTAAAGAAACAGAGATAGCATCAAGCCCACCACTGTCATTTGCATACCAGAGTCCGTTTGGAAATGTAATATCTACCTCAAGAGCATTAAATCCATCTCCAACTGTCTGATAGGTATATGAAGCAGAGGAGCTGATTTTAACTGCTATGTTGTATTCAGTTTTTGTATCATTAAAATGAGAAATAGGTGTCTGGTCAAGCTGTCCTGCTCTTGTTTCTACAAATACACCAGAGAAATTTTCAACAGGTTGGTCATTGATTTTCACATCATATATTCTGCTTACAGGTCCTTGTCCAAGACATACAAGCATGTTTAGATATTGCTGGTCATCTATATTTTCAATGAAAGCAGAAATTATATTGCCAGTCATCTTCATTGTTCCATATATTTTTGGAACAGGAATGCCCTGTTGCTGTGTGGTCTGTGGATTCCATGAATACTGCATACTTTTGTCAAAATCTATTGCATCAGGAGTATTTATCTTTAATGGAGGTGGAGGCAGTAGTGTATTTACAATTAATCCACCAACAGTCGTCAATCCAGCACTTATAAATGCAACAGCAAGATTGTATCCAATAGTGCCTTTTGTCAAACCCATTGCAAGGGCAAGATGAGGTGCTATTACGGCTGAAATTACTGCAACGGCAATAAATGCAATAATTCTTAAAATATTTTTTCCATCACCTCCTCCTCCACCATGAATAACAGGAGACATAACAATATAATCACCATGTTTTGGTCTGACAATATCCCACTGCTCTTTCTGTATTATCTGTCCATTTATTGAGATAACAACATCAACATCATGCGGAAAATGTGAGTTTCTAATATCTGTAAGGGTTTTACCCATAAAATCTATAAATTCTAAATCCCTATCTGTTCTGATGAATGGATTTTTAAGTTTAATTAAAGTTATTTTTTCTTCCATCTGTAAAATCCTGCTATTCTTTTTTTCCATGTAATACTGTCAAGCCTTTCAACCGCTACTTCTGATTTTTCAAGTATGTGTATAAAGTATGGTGGATTTAATACTATCCCAATATGCGTTACATAAGGCGGTCTCAATGTAAAAAACACCATGCAGTAAGGCTCTGGTTCATTTAATTGCTCAAGCAATTCTTTACCTTGCAATATTTTTTGATGAATTTCACTGAAGTCAGAGCTTGACTGAAAATCGGGAACATCTATGCCAAGCCTTCTATAAACTTCTCTGCAAAGTCCCCAGCAGTCATAGACTTCAGGACCTCTACCACCATATTTAAACTTTTTACCAAGCAAATCAATATAATTAAACAAGTCTTAAATAACCTCCTGAAAGCCCTTTGTATCCACCAAATCTTCTTGTATTGCCAAGTAGCCTGCACCATTCAAAAGTTCTTTTGCATTCTGTTGCAGCTCCTGTATAACCACATTCAGCAGATTTAAAATTCCATTGACAATGCTCAGCTATATATCTATACTGTGGAAATCTTCTTCTCAATGGATTCGGTGTTCCAAGAGTAAAATAAACCCAGTTTGCATCTGCTTCAGTTGCAAGAATATCAAACACCATTTCAAGTTCTGAATAGTTTTCTGATAGGTAGCTGGCATTTACAACAATCAGTTTTACTTGCATTCCAACACCACCAGCATACTGTTCAATATAAGGTTGAAGCATTCTTGAAACATTGCTTACCTGAAGTGTTACAGTTGGAATTTCACCCTTAGCATTGCTCTGTGTTGCAGAAATATCAAAAGGCATTGCATAGTAAGTATTACTTTGAAATGTTATATCTTCAGTATTGTTGCATATACGCAGTATTTCTGTATCAGAAACTTTTATTTCAAGAAGAACTATCCAGGGGGAAGTAGATGCAATCTTATTTTTCTCTATTATAAGATTTGCTGGTAGGTTCTTCATACTTGCCTCAACTTAATTTCAACATTCCAGTAATTAAGCAGTGGATTTTCAAACTTTAAAGGCTCGGCAAATCTAACTATGTAAGTATCATTTGTAATTGGATGTGTCCAGTTGAAAGAGCCAGCTCCACCTTTCATTTGATAATAGAAGTTTTCAAGCGTAGTTTTATCTGAATTCATTAAAAATTCATATTTGAGTGTAAATGTTTTTCTCATTCTTGTATATCGTGGTCTTGTCTGCTCATATCCAGCTTCAAAAGGACTCCTAATAGTATTATCCTCATATTCTTCATTGAATGGATAAGATGGATTTCTTGACAAAGTTGGAAAATCTGCCATTTATCTCACCCCCGATATAGCATGTCTTAATACTCCATACTGTTCAATATTTTTAAGAACTACTCCAATAATGTATTTTTCACTATCAAATTGAGCACCAGTTTGTTTTGCTTGAATTGGTTGCCCAGTCTTATTTTCTATATTTATAATAACATTAGGAGGCTGTTGTTTAAACCCTCTCGGTAGAATTGTCTCACCTTTCT